GAATATTTAAGTTTATATGAGTATCTAGGTAAAGCCGCAGGCTCGGATTTAGGAAAAGAAGTAGCAGCTGCTGCTTATAAAGCAGGTATTAAAATACAAGAAAGAGAAATCTCAAATCCAAAATATACAGGTATTGTACATTTGTACCCAAAAGATTTCCTTGAATTTTATTTTAGAGAACCAGTATTAAATTTAATGGATGAATTGCCTGGAACACTTAATAAAGTTATTGATGAAGATGATTTACCCTTTTAATTATGGATAAATTAACAAAACAGGAATTTGAAAAATTCCGTGAACTGTGGAAAGAAGAATGGTATACTCATTGGAGATTATTAGATATAGATTTTGAATGTTATATGTTAATGAAAGGATTAACTAAACAAGAATATAAAAATTTAAATAGTGAATTATGGCAAAACATAGATTGGATATGAAACATGTAGTAAGTAAGTTGTGACTTTAACAGGAGGATATAATATGTATAACCAACATATAAACACATAACTATGCCTTCAAAAGAATATATGAAAGAATATAGGAGAAGAAAAAAATCCTAAAATTCTAGAAAAAGAAGAACTTGCTCAACAAGAAAAAAAACGTTGTACAAAATGTTCTAAAATTAAACCATTTAATTTTTTTGTCCCTCAAAAAGCCGGATATATGGGAGTAAAAGCCCAATGTAAAGAATGCGACACAAAATATGACAAACAGTTTCAATCTAAAAACAATACTAGAGCTGAGCGAGATAAAACAGACAAAGCTAAGCAATATAGAAAAAAATATGTAGCTGAAAATTTAGATTGGTGGAGAAAATACGAAAGAGAATATAGGTACAATCGTAGAAGAGAGGATATGTTTTTTAAAATAAAGGGAAATTTATCTGGAAGACTATCTGATTTGATCAATAAAAGAAATTTATCTATTAATACTCTTGAACTTATAGGATGTGATCGAGAAACTTTTCTATCCTATATTGAAAAACAATTTACCGATGAATGACATGGAAAAACTATGGCTTGAAAGGATGGCATGTAGATCATATCCTTCCATTATCTTCATTTGATTTAACCATGGAGGATGAAGTAAGAAAAGCTTGCCACTATACAAATCTTCAACCACTTTGGTGGCAAGATAATTTGGAAAAGAGTAATAAAGTTAGTATATTGTAATAAAGGTTTGAAGTTCCATAACCTACAAATACCGGAACAAAGTTTTAAAATTATAAAAATATGAACAAACAAAAAGATCATGTAGTTTTATCCCTAAGTGGAGGTCTCGACTCAAGCACCCTTTTACTTAGATGCCTTTCAGAGTACAAAAGTGTAACTTGTATCTCATTTGACTATGGTCAAAAACATAGAATTGAGCTTGAACGTGCTCAATCATTGGTAGATTATATCAATGATAATCCTACACGAATGTATGCACACAATAAACTTCCTGATGGATTTATTGAAGTATACCCTCATATTAATTACCGCCAAATCCAACTAAACGGATTAGCTGATTTATTAGACTCAGCTTTGGTAACAGGTGGAGAAGAAGTACCTGAAGGACACTATGCTGAAGAAAACATGAAAGCAACAGTTGTTCCAAATAGAAACAAAATATTTGCTTCAATTATACAAGCAGTTGCACTTTCAGTAGCAAATAAAACAGGTGAGCAATGTGATATTGCAATGGGAATCCATGCAGGCGATCACGCAATTTATCCTGATTGCAGACAAGAATTTAGAGATGCAGATGATTATGCCTTTAGAATGGGTAATTGGGAAGCAGATAAAGTAGGTTACTTTACTCCATATCTTGAAGGAGATAAATTTACTATTTTACAAGATGGAGAAGTATTATGTAGAGAATTAGGTTTAGATTTTAATGAAGTATATTCAAAAACAAATACATCATATAAACCAATATATCATAGCTTCTTATACACAAATGACAAAGATGAAATAATTGAGTGTTCTGATTGGTTCTCTGATTACAAATCAGCAAGTTCCGTGGAGCGTGTAGAAGCATTTATTAAATTAGGGAGAAAAGATCCTGTAGGATATGCTGATGAAACAGGTCCTGTAAGTTGGGAACACGTAGTAAATGAAGTAACAAAAGTTTTAGAAACACATAATAATTAAAATGGCAAAATATACTAGTACAAAATTATTTGATGGATACTCAACAGTATTTCGTCAATGGAAAGCAGAAGATACCCATTGCCGTTTTTTACACGGTTATGCTATATCTTTTAGAGTATGGTTTGAAGGTGAATTAGATCATAGAAATTGGGTATGGGATTTTGGTGGAATGAAAAGATCCAAAACCCAAATCAATGGAATGTCTCCAAAAGATTACTTTACTTGGCTCCTAGACCATACAACAGTTATAGCTATGGATGACCCGCATTTAGAATCATTTAAACAACTTAGTAGCGAGGGACTTATTCAATTAAGAATAATCCCAGCAACGGGATGTGAAAAATTTGCTGAGCATCTTTATACAAAAATTAATACATTCTTAAAAGAAGAAACAGAAGGTAGAGTAAAAGCAGTACTAGTAGAAGTTTATGAACATGAAAAAAACAGTGCAAGTTATGGACAATAATTATTATACGACAACCACCACTTTTGGTGACATTAAATTTACATATATTTTAACAAAATAGCGACTTTGACATATTTTTGCCATATGTATAATCATGGATCGCACCAAAATTTATTATTTGCATTATGGAGATAATGTGCCAATTTATGTAGGAAAAACCAATTCATGTTTAAAAGTTAGATTAAGTAGCCATAAAGGTCGATATAAGAATAAAAATATTTACATTGAGGAAATTGATGAAATTTTATTAAAAGACTGGAAATTTTGGGAATGTTATTGGATAGAGCAATTTAAACAATGGGGATTTATTTTAGATAACAAAAATGAAGGTGGAGGAGGTTTAAAAGAACATTCAAAAAGCACCAAATTAAAAATAAGTAAAAGTAAAAAAGGAATATCTAATGTAGCATTAAAGGGTAGAGTTCGACCGGATATTAGTAAAGCTTTAAAAGGAAAAAAAAGACCAGATTTAAGTCAAAAATTAAAAGGAAGAATAAGTCCAATGAAAGGAAAACAGTTTTCTCAAGAACATAAACAAAAAATAAAAGAATCTAGAGGATTTTTAAAATTTAGACAAAATACCTGGCAATCTCTCCCAGTTGAACAATATGACTTAAATGGAACTTTTATAAGATATTTTGATTCCCAAAAAGAAGCTAGTATATTTATGGAAATTAAAGGAGATGGTGTTGGTATGTGTTGTAGAGGAAAACAAAAAACCGCTTATGGTTATATATGGAAATTTAAAAAATAAATAATATGAAAAAAG